TTATTGGACGCTTACAGTATTACTATCAAGATTTAAAGTAGCCCCATGAATCGGAATACCACAAAAAGCGACGTCCAATACCGATTGGAGTTCATCGATCAATAAACCGTATTTTTTAATATAAGAATCATTAAAATACTTTAATCCAGTTATAATCTCAGAAACTGTCACAGGGAACGGAATATCATACTCCATCTCTTTAGCCTGTTTATACACAGCATGTGCCTGATGTTTGGTTGCTACTAAAATATAAGCTCCAGTCTCTGCCGACTTCTTAATCAATGTTGCAGTTTTACCTGAACGTCTAGCCCCTACATAAATATCCATCCTATTCATAACATTTACTCCTTTTCTTTCTCTCTTAATGCACAAACCAATTCATATATCATCTCTTTAGCTGTAAGGTCTGTACGAGCTTTCATAACGCCCTTGAAATAATACTCTACGAAAATATCAATAGCTCTTTCTCGATTATCCTCACGAAGCCAAACCATACCATTAAATACATCGCCCTCAATACCACTACATAGATACTTATGCCCGTTATGATACGCTTTGACATATGCACGACCACGAGTACAGTTAGATAGAAGACCGTATATATCATCAATGTATTCGAGTGTACCTTTCCTGGTTTCTAAGTCTCCACCAAATATCCAGTACAACCATACCTCATCCATACCTATCTCTCCCTTAACACATGTCCCAAACCATCAACATAACACTCATGCCAAATTGTACTAGGTTTTTCATCACCATCTGTAAGGTCAATCCAAGCTGCCAACACTGTATAATTAAATCGCATAGTTTCTACAGCTAACAATGCCGAGTCCAACGATAAACAACAGTCATATGAACTGATACGATAGGCACGAGTATTAAAGCTATCCTGAATAATAAAGTTAGTCCAATATCTTTTCATTCTTACCACCCTTTCTAAAAGAAAAAGAGAAGCTATTTAAAGCCTCTCATTATCAAAAATCATTCCTAATTGCCGTATATTTTTTCACAAAATCATCTGGTGAAATACGAACCGGATTTTCAAAAGTAACAACATTAGCCATATATGTTTCTGACTCGGCATCCTGCATATCAAATAACCAATCTGTAATACTATCCATAGCCCATAAAATATCAAATGTGCTACCGGCAGCTTTTGGATGACCACCGCCTCCGTAATTATGAGCAATTTCAGTACCAAGATTAATATCATCTCGAATTGTACGATAGCTAATAGTGCCACGTGAAATATCAATCATAGCAATGTAAGCAAGCTCAGTATACATTTCACATAGACGATTACCAAGCTCACTGAAATACCGCTCAGCAAATATAACACCATATGTATTACCCCACTGATCTGTTTTAACTGTAATCTGCTTCGCTTTTTGCTCTACATAAATATCAATCTCTTTCTGCTTCTGTTCGAGTAAGAGTGCATCAGTTTCTGAGAACCACTCGTCTTGATGCAATGGTGAAGTACTAAACATGATACGCTTCATAGCCAGCTCAATGAATTTATCTCTACCATAAATACGAAAGAGGTCGTTCATCCGCTTACTAACAAGCCCGTCTTCTCCTAATTCTTTCCAACGCCAAGTATCATAGTCTCGAACTATAGACACGAAACGAGATATTTTATTTTGACTTGCCTGACTGTACGTAAGACTTAAACTATTCCTCAAATATAAATAGAACAATTCAGTACCACTAGTCTTTACAGCATCTAAATATTCATATATAGTACTACCGCCATCGTTTTTCTTCTTTTTAGGTCTACCTACTTTTTTCTTAGCTGGTTTCTTATCAGTATAGGATTCTCGAATATTAGAAACCTCTCTTTGTAATGCTTTGACAGTATTGTTAAAATTCTCCAGAATATCTTCATAAGACATTTCCATCCATTCTTTTCTCTGAGCACACTCTTCAGGACTCCCGCATCTCATATACTGTCTATACTCAAATAGTAAATTATCCAATGCCTTCTTTCTTTTTACATCAGACAGACTACTACAAAGTTCTTCTACAATTTCTAATTCTTTTGGCATTAACATAATATCGATTCTCCTTTTATCTTACTTTTTTGATATATAGATGAATATCTGAGTCGTTTTCAACAGTTTTGAACTTATATACTCTGGATTGTAAAATATCGTCTGATAATGCTTCCATAGCAACAATAGCTCTTGCTGAGAAACGACCACATGGCGCATAGACATGAATTGTGATATTCTGCCTCTCATCGAGAATTTTCAAAACGTCAATAAGTTTAAAACGACCATTCTCCATTACCTTTTCGTTTTTCTCAATATATTCCTCTACATTTGCAAACACAGCTAATGGGTCTAAATCAGTTTTAGAATAATACCACAAAACATTATAATAAGGAATTCCTTCCTCAGCCGCACATTTAATCTTCCTGATAGCCGCGCCATCGTCATCAAGTAGTTTTAAATAACTAGTACCCGGCTCGTAAAAATCACCGTCAAAATATGCCTCTCGATGATATAGAATAGCTTTGTATTCCTTAAACGTAGTTTTACCACTTCTAACATAAGCCCATACACTTCCCATACATTTCATAACATTAATACCTCCTTACTTTATAAATACATACACCAACATGTAACACATTGTAAGAATCAAAATCATCCAGTACTCCCAGTTGAGAATACCATACCCCATATGATATAAGATAAGCCCTTCACCTAACATAATCAGTGTGCTAATAATAAATCTAAGAATGTTTCCCATTACTAATACTCTCCTCTATATTTTGAATAGTTTTGTCAATTAGATCAAAAAGCTCTTGAAAATCACTTGCTATAAAGAAATAATGACGAACTAATAGTTTAAGCTCTTCCTTTTTCTGCCGAGGAATTTCTGGTTTAGCAGCCTCACGTAAACATTCACAGCCTCGTGTAAAGTATCTCATGCGTTTACAAAGCAGTTCATTTCTTACAATTCTCAACTGCCTCAAGTTTTCTTCACTCATTACTAATACCCTCCTCTATCAACTGCATTTTCAAAAGGTTCGTAAAAGTGGTCTTTTTTCTCTGAAGTGCTTCTTCCAACTTATTAATCTTCTCATTCTCATCTTCCATGAAAATATCAATAGCTTTAAGCTTATCTGCTTCTAGGAACCACACATTATGGTTATACAGAACGCCTGGTGTCGGATCACAAGTCAGTACACGAAGAATCTTTCCATCGTCATTAATAATTCTAAATATAGCCTTATATTTACCCCGTACCTGTAAATCCCCTTCATACTCATAGAGCTTCCCTCTGTAAAAATTGTATAAATATACTTTCATAAATATCGATTCTCCTCTATATTCTTACACCGCTTCCTGGTACGTTTTGTGAAATACATATGACGTTTCATTCGACAATCTTTCTTATCCGCGCCATTATGTAAATACGAGTTTCTTGCTTTTCTCTTTTTATTTTCACTTGCCATTAATCATATTCCTCAAGTTCCTCTGCTTTGAATTTAGCTACAGCATCATATATAAGTTTCTTAATAGCTTCATGATTGTCAATCGAAAACCTATCTGGTAATGAAACAGTCCCATGATATATCTTTTCATCGAAATTGCTATAAGATTTAACATTTGTTCTAACCGGGCGACTACTATATACAATTTCACGTGACGTTATACCGATACTATCACGCATACTGAATCTAACACCACGATTTATTTTAACATGTGCTAATTCTTTACCATTACAAATAGAATATTCTTCAATACGCATTTCTTCTAAGTCAGCCCCTTGATGCAAACAAACATAACGTTCAGCATCTTCCCGATTTATACATATCGTTTCAATATGATAGTCCGAATACTCACCAGCAGTCACTACATATACTTTATCTACCTTATTCATACTGTACACTCACTTTCACACCTGACATGTCTTTAATAGCTTCATTTATTATCAATTTAGCTGCTTCCTTCTGACAATCGTTTGATAGAAAATCGAGATTGACATTGATATACTCTTTTCTGCAAGTTAAAATTATGCTGATTATCATGTACAGCTCATTTTTCTGGTACATGCTAAACGTATCACATATCATCTGTATAGTCATAATACTCTCCTTTTCTCACGCTTCCTCTAATTCGCCAAATATTTTTTCATAAGCATTAATGTCATATTTAAGTAACATACATTTAGCTGTTTCTTCGTCAATAACAAGAGCATCACCTAGTTTAAATACAATAAGCCAGCGTCCCTTTATTGATTTATATAATTTTACATTCACTGAGCGTTCGAATGTACTTAAAGCATACATACACTTAGTAGATATACAATCCATTTTATCAGTATCGTATTTCAGACCATTATACACATAAACCATAATAAAATTACTCCTCTACAATATCTTCTATAGTGATAATACGTGACTGCAGAATATCACTCAAACTTTCATCATGCTCAACTTTATGTTTAGCTACCATGTAATTGCAATAAAATGACGGAGAATGCATAATTCCAAGCAACACAAGAAACTTATACAGCTTACCGTTAATACACTTCTTATTCCAATGTTTCCATACTTTTAATCTTAATAGCATTGTTTTACCCCTTTCTTTCTACGATCTCCTTATATGCAGTAACATCATAGTTATTACCATCACCTGACCAATCTAATAGCCATCGAATTTCGTCGATAGTCAATTTCAGAACATACTGTTTAATAAATATATGCATAGGTAAATCATTCTGAAAATACTGATAGCGACATCTATATAAAACATCATCTCTAAGATTCGCCATATTTAATTCTGATGTACTAGGTCTACCACGTTTGCTTTCCATAAACTCATTTCCCCTCTCTAGTAGATACAGTCACACTAAGTTTACAGTCATAATTACTCCCACGCACCTCCTTCACCTCAAGACTCAGAAGATCTAAAGCAAGATATTTAAGAGCATATAGCGGTCTAATAGTACAAATAGGATTAAGACGATCGTTGAGATATAAATCTACCTCTATATCCTTTCCTGCTACCATCAAAATATAGTATAGTTGTCCTCATCAAGCTGAATGACTACAAAATCTTTACCATAACAGAATATGGTTTATTCGCGTCTACCGCGTACAGTTCTTTTATACTCTTTGCTCATTAGATCAACAAAAATATCAGAGCGAGTACGTCCTGTCTTAGCACTCAACTCTGATAACATATCTGCCTCTTCATCGTTTAACCGAATCCGAATACCTTTTCTCTTAGCATTAACTTTCGGCGGCCTACCTCGCTTTTTAATCAAAACTATCAACTCTCCTTATCTTCTTCTATTCTACGTCCAGCTCCATAGCAATCCTGTAAGTATCTTCTATATACAGCCGCCATATCATCACGAGCTCGTCTCATAGCTTCAGCCATTTGCTTATCATAATAGGTATTTTTCATTGTCATTTTGTTATGATAGAAATCGATAACAACAGCATCATCCATAAGTGGGTAACTCTCTCCTATAAATATTTCCATATCGCCATAACCAGCATTCGATATCTGAGCAAGTAAATTACGCAATGAATCAACCGTAAATTGTTTTCCCATAAAGATCAGTCCTCCTCTTCTCTGCATACTGGACTATCAATATCCCTTTTCTTGTAGACGTCACCTGTGGAGTTAACCCCATAGTTAGTTTCTTCATGACAACGCTTTAAGAACTCTGCTTTTTCATCAGTATTAAGGTCGTAGATTCGATTAAGAAAGTCATCAACTCTTAACTGATTTCCTTTATACAATGCTACATAATTTTGAACCCTATCTTCACGAATAATTGGTTCATTTGATATATGTAAGAACTCAAACAGTTCAGTGACACAATCGTTGCATAAATCAAAATCTATACCATAACCGCTGTTATAGATACTTCCTAACGTAATATAGTTAACTGTTCGGTCTTTATATCTCAAAGACATATCCTTACAATCTGTATAGTATTTACCACATCTATCGCATTTCTTAGCTTTACTCATAATTTTCTTTACCTCCTAAATTTAAACAAAAAGAAAAGAGACCCCTAAATTAGAGTCTCACCTTGCGCATCTGCTTAGCGATTCTTAATTTACGTCTCCTTTCTCTTTCGATTTTTACCTGAATCTGATATACTTTATATGATACAAACATAATGACAAATTCCATGACCATAATATCTTTCGGTACATCAATGCCAAATAAGCATAATATAAGTCCTAATATCATAAGCACCATCATTGCCATTGTTGTTATATCCATTAATTTTTTCATAATCAATCCCTCCTTAATCTTTCTATAACAGCCCAAGAAAGATTCGCGAATTAATGTGCCTATTTTCAGCTTTCGCATTTACTGTATACACAATAAATATAAAAAGAAGAGCCTAACATTAAGTCAAGCTCATCATTTTCTCAAGCTGAGGAGCGATTTGTTTATATAACCCTTCGCTCATCAAATATTCGTTACACTCGGTACCAAATACATCACTCCGCCTACACATTACACTAGTCGGATTAACACCAACACTCTGTAAAATATTTATAAAGCCCTGCTCTGTTTTTGTACCAGGTTTCACTATAAATTTTCTGATCCCCATAAATATCAATCCTCCTTTTACTTTTCTATAAGAGGACCAGAATATATCGCGAATCATTTACCCGGTTTCCACTCCATTGGCTTATGCGAAATTTCACCCAATGGTTCACGGATACACCCAAGACATGGTCTCTTATCAGCAGGCATCCAATAATACTTACACGTCTTGCAGTACAATCCGAAATATAATTCTTTTACATCATTCTCCACCAGAACTCATCTCCTGTTCCGTATAATTGCGATGAAGTAATGCAATCTTAAAAGCAACATAATCTCGAGAATTCTCATCTGGTAAATATCCAGCTAATAATCCTTTTACCTCTGCTTCGAATTTTGTATCCAATTCTTCTTTTGTTTCTGACATGCTCATTTTGTCTCTCCTTTTTTCTAGGTCTTAACACATGCTCGTAGTTATATGTGTCTCGACCATACCAATTTTCTTCATACATCATATATCACGTCTCGCTCATGTAATAATAAAAAATCCCACAAGCCTATAACAGACTCATGGGAACACTACTAATTAAATACTGTAAACACTTATTATCTCAGTTGCTTTAAATTCAATCGGATTGATGAACTTTTTACCATCGTCAAGTCTGAGAAGATCGGTAAGAATAATCGCTTCGATTTCTTCCGGTACATTATCCTCAGCATCGATATATTCGTCTACAATACCTTCGTATGTAATATCATCAATGTCAACGATTCTTACCTTTGAACCTACTAGCTTTTTTAAATTAATCATATGCACGTCTACCTCAACACTTTTGAAATATCACCATCTCGTATTGTTATAGTATCCCAATCAGGTCCTGGTAGTTCAACATCAATTAAATATGCTACCCCAGGTTCTAATATTTCAACTACAACACCGTGACGTCCGTCTTTTAGAATTACTTTATCATATAATTTTACAATCATTTCGACACCTCTTTCTTTGTTACATAAGCACTCGTTAATTTTACACTAGTTCCGTTCTTTTCTTGAATCCAAGCAGTGCATACGTTTGCCGTTTTTCCATTTGGACCGTTTAAATTCATCACCTGCTGATACCGCATTCCATACCCGTCATCACCTTTTTCTTCCAATTTACGTGAATCGAAATTATCAGAAATATTAGCCATGAGATCTTTATAATCATCTAATGTATATCCTAAAGCCACCTCGAACGCGTGCGCTTTGTCTGGTGCTTTATTTGGATTCAAAGCATATTGTGTAAACTTTTCTTCTGCCATATTGACCCTTTTAATTTTAGTGATCCTATCCGACGAACTATTTGTGTTTAAAATCACCTCATTATGATCAATAGGATAAGGTGGTCCGTTCTTTACACCCCACTTCATTCCTTTTACACCACTATGCTCGATATCTTTGTCGTTGTCAAGTTCATTTAACACTTTTCTAATATTCTCCAAAATAAACTCAACAGACTTTTTGGTCTTTCTGCTCAATTTCATATATGGACCATTTTTATCATACCAGTCAAATATCTCATACAAATTCTCAGATCGCCAACTGAATGACCACCAATCACAAATCATTTCGAGAATATAGTTTTCTGGCATATCTATGATCGTCTCAGCTTCGTCCGGATCGTCATGATTCAGAATCCAATACTGCCAGTGATGAGGGTTACGATGAATATGAAGCAGCCAAGCATATTCATAATCCTGAATAACCTGATATGATCTATTCTTACCATAGAAATATTCATCATACGGCTCGTACTCATCTTCATTATTTTTACTACGATCATGATCAAAACAAATCTGCTGCGTTAATCTCAACTCCTGATCGACTGGCACAAGAGAAGGTATTCTATCATGAATGAACTCAAACGCTTTCTTCACGCCATCTCTATGATCCTGCAAATATAAATCATACTCTCTGCTCATTTAACATCTTCTCCCTTTTCTCTTTAGCTTCTGCGTGCTTTAAGTTATCATCTTCTCTCTTCAATTTCACTTCAACAGCACGTAACATATCACTTTCGCTAATATGAAAAATGGACTTAAGGAATTCGAGACAAATATATGCATCCGCTATCTCTTCCAAAAGTCCAATCTTATCGTCATAGCCACGAATATGTTTGCTTACTTCCTGCTGCAGTTCTGCAAATTCTTCCATCGCAATAGTACATTTAGTTTTCCAATTACAACTCTTTAGACTTCTTCCAATAATATTCTTACGCTGCTTCTTGGAATAATGAGGAGCGTCTTTCAGCCCATTTACAAATCTTTCCCTATTCATTTCTTATCTCCTGTCTTTTTATTATTTCTTTATATTCTTCTACCCATTCGTCCGGTATTGGCTCATTAACCAATGCGTAACGACGCATAGCTTCGAAAAGGCTATCTTTTCTGTAATTATCACCCCTAATGGTGGTTTTGTTACACTCATCTCATATCTCCTTTAAACTTGCTCCAAATATAACACCATGGTAGTTTTTTCCAAGCTACCACATCATACCGCTCACAGTAAATATCAGTGAATACGCGATAATCCTCAATTGGTGCTTTACCAGACTCATACACTTTGTATCCGTCAAACACTGTCTGTCTTGTATCATTGATCCATCTCTGATCCCATTTACGAAAATATAAGTACAGGACTTTTGGCTCGTTCACTCCACACCCATCCTGTACTGTACAAAGATACCAACCGTCTTTTCTTGGTTTAAAGAAACGGTACGGTCTCCAAAAGTTAAATATCAATGTTCTTACCTCCAATCAGTATATTAAATGCACACTCTTCGTACCATATAGCTACTACATGGTTACGTAACAGCTCATCAGACAGCGAACCTATATGGTAACCTTGCACGATACACATAATTTCTTCGCCATCCTCATCTGCATTTAACAGCCTGATATCGTTTGCGTTAATAAGTGGTAAGATGTCACGTAGTAGTACATCTTTGATAATCTTACTTTCTGCTTTTGTACATTCAATATTACTCATATTTTTCTCCTCTTCTAATTGAATTCATAGTCTTCTGATTCATTCTGGTAAATCATAATCTTGATTGGCTTACCATTGCTACCATCACTCTCAATGTGAATGATACCATTGAATTGCAAATAGTTATTACCATCCAGATCGACCATTGTAAGACTCCCATCTTCTCTTTTATCTGACACTGAAATACTAATCGGTTCCAATAATTCTGCTTTCTTTTCACTTCCACTGCAGCCTGCCAATCCAAGTGTAGCTGTAAATATAAATAATCCTGCTATAAATTTAGTCTTCATTCTCCTACTCCTTTTTAAAAATAAAAGAGCCCTAGTGTATTTCAACTAAGGCTCTAATCTTATTTAGTAATACTATGCCCTCTTCGCTCATACATATCAACGATCTTCATCACATGTCTTTTATTAAATTCCTCTGCTTGATCATCGCTTCTTAAACCTAAAGCATGTAAAGCATTATGCATATCAATTAAGTTTACATGATAATGAGTCGCCATACTAAGTATTATCTTTTCAATTGTCATAAAATATCACTCCTTTCTATAATAGGAGCTGTAATTTTCGCGTACAAAGAGAAAAAGACCCAGATGTTACTCTGAGTCATTCTCAGTTTCAATCTGAATATTTATAGTATCTATAATGCATTCTTCAGCCTACATACTGATTACCACTTGATTTAAGAAATCATCAGAAATGAATATCCATATCTAATTAAAAAGTAACTAAAATGGCTCCTCTATTGAAAAACGGTACGTCAATAGTTTCAATAATATATTTGTTGTGCCATGCTCCGTTGGATTTAAAATCTTTTATATATTTTTCAGCATCTTCTTTTGTATAAAATATAGCTGGCCTACAAGTTCCCAATAGAACCTCATCGAGCAACCATCCAGTTGAGATATCCTTGATAGAAAAATAACCTCTTACCTCTCCAAAAACATTATTTTTCATAATTATTGGTCTTTTCATTTTACTTTAGCTCCTTTACTATAACTAGATAATCGTACAATTCAATATCTTTTATGTATATTCTAAGTCTAAACAGGAATCTATAAAGATTGGTAGCTAGATCATTTAAGTTATACATTGTTCTCCTCTCCTGTAATTAATTCTGAATACGGAAGCGTCTCAATCCAAGAACAGAACTCGCGCCATTCATCAAGCTTATGATTCTTCCTGCTGTGATATATGTTAGCTAGAACTTCATAGTTTAGCATTACGTTACGAGTCTGATTATAGCTGCTCGGAAGAAGCTGGATCATCTGCCACCAGTATTTTTTATCTTTTGTTTTTAGATATTTTTCACGATACAAATTCAATGCTGGTAATAGTATTTCGCCAAAAATATCATGCGGATCATAATACTGATTATCAAAATCAAAATGTAAATTTAAAACGATGTCATCACACATATCCTCATATTCAGGTTCTCCAACATCGATAATATTGTCAGTCGAGAAATCCCCAAGTGTAAACTCTTTTTCGGCAATCTTATGCATCGTACTGCAAGAGTTCGCAACAGTACTAACCTTATACGTATCATATTCTTTCCACCAATATAACGGCGCCGTAATTCTCACATACACCGGCATCATTCTCATAAACTTTCTATGATCAGTACCAGCCTTAGCTAAACGTTGCATGAGAGAGTGGTCATTTTCTCCTAACTTGAAATAGTTATTACCAGCCCCCATATATTCGTATCCAGCATAACTATCGCTTTTATCCCAGCTATTCATAGGATTTCTCATACCTTCAATAATGAACACCATCTGTTCCGGACTCGCCAGGACTACATTTTCTAATTTAATCATTCGATATATCCCCCTATTGCTTTGTCTACATGCGTGTCCTCATATATCTCTTCGATATAAAACTCAACTTCAGATCTATCTTCAAGTTCTGTAAACCTAGATTGTTGGTCCTGTTCGAAGTATTCGTCTTCTGCCTCTTTCTTTACTTTCTCAGCCATTTCGCGTGACGAAAAAGCACCGAAAATATGTATATCTTCGCCATATCCACCAAACCATGTATTCCCGTATACCAGATATAATTTTTTCATATGATTATATCGCCCTTCCTCTAAATTCCTTTGCTATTCTCTCAAGATTCTTAAATAAGTTCTCGGAGGAATCACGTTTCATATCAAAGCAATATAGTTCCGATTTGTCTTTTGTTTGATCGTCTATAAAATAAAAGAATAAACCGCAACCAAGTGGTGCCCTCGTCATACATAATCTAAGACCATGCGCGATGGCAACCGATTCAAACTGGTTTAAGAAATAATAAATATCTATCTTAGATTTCCTCCTTTATTTTTTTCTAATAATTGGTGAGATGTCTCCCACCAATTAATAACGGGTGCCATAACGGCTGCTTCAAAATCAGCTTTAAGGTAATCTGCCTCATCGTCGCTTATGGCATGTGTAAAAATTGGACCATACCCTAAACCATAATTAACGTCGTAAATTCGTATTCTCCACATACCACAAGGCATACAAAGATGTTCTAATGTAAAGATCAAATGGCTATGTTTCTCAAAAAACTCTTTAATCATTTTTCTTACTCCTTAATGAACTTAGTTATTTTATCCAAATCTCGTTTAAAAGTATTAATGTCTTTATCCTGTAATTCTCTCGGCTTATTGTTCCATAATTCTCTTCCTGATCTTTGTCCATAGAAGAAGTCCCATTTTTCAAGAATATCAAGAATCTCTTCTAAATCACTTTTAATCATTGGACGTTCTCCAATATCTTTAGTTTTAAAAGATACCTGAACATAATGGGTATGTTTTTTAGTTCTTAAATAACAGATGCGAAGTATATAATCATCACCATTTATAAAACTATGAAAACCTAACTTCCATACTTTAGAAACCTGATATGCGTTTCGACCTATCAACCCTTTTTTAATTTTAATCATCTATCTCACTGCCTCCAAACTGATTTCTTTCTTACATTGTGGACAATTTATGTACGTACCACTTTTCGTGATACCAGGAAATACACCTGTATGAACTGTTGTCTTAGCTCTAACATCCTCTTCCTCAAAAGAAAATAAGCAGCCACAATAATCACAACGCTTCTCCTGTTTCGTCCCTGGTTTAATAATTTTAATCATTTGTGTTCTATCCTTTCTTTGAATTCCTTAGCATACTTTTTAAGATCTTCTATTATCCTAGATGGCGCCGTATGATTTATATAAAACACATACATTCCAGATTTTTGATTTGTATCCATATCAATAAAATAGAACAACAATCCGGACCCGCGTGGTGGTCGTTGCATACGTAATAGAAGACCATATTCGACGGCTATTGTTTCAAACGCATTTAAGAAATCGTAAGCATGCATTGGTTTATTTTCATATTCAAGTACCACATGTTCATCGTCAATATGGACTTTATCTAGGCTGTATTGTAAAAAACCATCGCTGACATAAACCTGATCATAATCATTGTTCGCACAGTTAAGATTACCTTTTAACTCACCAACTGTCATTTTTCTTACTCCTTTTTCAAAAAAATAAAAGAAGAGCCTCAGCTATAAAATATAGCCAAGACCCTCCGTCCTGTTAAAAACCAATCTCTTTATATCCTTGAACAAATGCTACTGCCATTTCACGATTATGCCACATCTCCTTTCTAATCAGCTCATTGTAGCGAAGCGTCAGGTTAGCGTCATTTAGCATTTTTTCGTTTCCTGTTAATTTAGCCGCTACCTTAGCCCCCTCTAAAAACCGGTTGATCTCTTTTAGTTTTTTGTAAGCCTTAATACGTTCAAACATAAGTATCATCGCCTCCTTAAATAAGTGTATTTTCTCATTAGAGGCTTTGTTTTAATCGCGAATTATTGTTCAAGAAGAATACTATCCAGTAAACGTTTCATAGCATTGGTTACATACGCATCTTTATCTACCATATTATCAAGCTCTTCATAAGGAAATACGTGTCTTAAGCCTCTACCACTACTGTGAACAAATATATGGATATTGATAAGCTTTAATTCATCAAACCGATCGAAACTAATAGATACGCCATACTTTCTGCACAGTTCTATAATCTCTAACATAAATATCAATCCTCCAAATCGATATACTCTAATGAATCAACATACTCTTGACTCCAGAACCAATTAGTAAATGGACTCTTACCCCAGTATTTTGCCGAATATACAATTTTATTCCAGTTATAAGCCTTCTCTATAACTTTTGATCTCGTAATATCTTCATATTTGCTATTAACACATTCTATCTGTTTAATAATAGACTCGCGTTGCATATGTGCTTTGTAAATAGATGCATCGACTCCAGTATGTCCTATAATAATAACTACAACTACAATGAATGTTGCAAGTCCGCCTAATAACATACAGACAAGGCCACCAACGTCAAGATCGTAATACTTACAGCTATCCTCAAACTTATAATGCAAAATAGCACCAGCAATCGTTACAAATATACATAACAAAGTTATAACCATTTATTCTGTCTCCTTTACAATGCCTAAAAATCTTACAGTCTCATCTCTAAGACACACCCAGTACCTCTTTCCTTTATATACAACTTCATCACCGTCATAGTTATAATCCTTGTCTGGCTCGGAAGCATATGCTAATATCATCACTTTCGTAGTATTATTCATCTTTCCAATTCTCCTCATCAATAAACGGCTCGATTCTTTTGTAAACGTCACGCGGTACAAGATTCTTATACCCCCAGTCAAATAGGTTGAATAACGTCTTATAATATGATTCGATACATCCATAACTGATACACATGTCACACCGATCTCCCAGTATAACTGCACCGTTATGTTTGGCTATTGCATTCAATAAAATTATATGATTTTTATAGGTGTTATTGTTTTTTAAAATATAAAATAACCATTGCTATTAATATAAATACGTTAATAAATATCATCTCAGTCCCCCTTATGCTGACAGAAGGTCTTTAATACCCTCAAGTAATTCATCTTTGTCATTTTTGGCTTTCTTATCCTTCTCGACCGCTACATCTAACGCTTCTTTTGCTTTAAGAACTTTATCCTTGTTCGTAAATAATGTGTCAATAGCTTCGTACTTAGCTACAGCGTCATCACGTTTCTTGTCAGCTGCCTCAATTTTCTTAAGGCACTCCTCGCGGATATGATTGATTTCTTCCTTGCACTCAAGACGAATGCGAACTACTTCTGCCTCTGCTTCATTCTTAACTCTCTCAGCGTCACGACATACATCTGCATTAGCTTTAGCCACACGATCTGCATGAAATTTAGCGAATGTCTCCTGATCCATCTCTTTAAGTCTCTGAGAATATGCAGTCTTAGCTTCTGCATCAGCCTTAGCCAATTCCTCGCGCATTTTAATATCTTTAATACGTTCTTCTTCAGCAATGCGATTAAGCTTAGTCTGATGAATCTTCTTCTCTTCCTTACGCTCAATATGTCCAGCTGCCCAGTAACATCCAGCCCCTCCAGTAAATACTGCACCGCCTACTACCATCATCCATTTTCCGATTTCTTTAATTTTAGCTGTGTTCATCATAATCTGTTATCTCCTTTTCGCTCCATTATTTTTAAGAATAGTTTCAAGATCATGAATAATTTCCTGCTGATGATTCACAATCCCAATAAGCTCGTTTACTTTAATAACAAGCATTTTGTCGGTATGCCCATATTCATCGGCTACATACCATTCTTTGTTTAAGCGTTTTACTTTTCGTTTAGCCATAACTCCTCCTTTCTAAAAATAAAAGAGAGCCTCAGCTAAATATAGCCAAGACCCTCTGTCCTGTTACTTATGAAACTTTACTCCTCTTCTTTAGAGCTTTCTGGTTCACCCCATTCATATCGACCACTTTTCTTTTTTGGCTCGTCATCATCTGAGAGTTTATCGACTGTATGATCTAAAACCACGCCAACTGCCGCACACACAAACATGTCGACAGCCTTAGCTACTGCTTTACCCATACACAACCCAAAACCTACAGCAAATGCCGCTTTTCTTAATCCTTTTGTGTTCAATACTACATCGTATTTCTCCATAATTGTTCTCCTTTCAAAATAAATTTCTAAGTATCCATAATAGCCCTTGTAATTTTCGCGTTTGGGGAATAATAAACGTACTCTTTAGCAATATCAAGATACTCGCTAGGATAACATCCAAGATTACCAGTAAATGTCCCAGCGTCGATTTTCCAGTTTGATCTATATAGACCGAGTTGCTCCCATTTAGATAAATATGAATGACACTCTGATTCTGAGATTGAATCCTGTATCAGGTCGATAACTTCTCGTACAGTCCATAAATCACATAATACGAACTTTATACACATTCTGAAAAATGTCTTTTCTTTAGCTGTCATAACAATCACCTCACTTTATAACAATTTTATGCTTTCCTGATGAATTTCTTAATACCTTTAATCCGGCTGATTTAATATCTCCGATCTGCTCATTGTAGCTAATAATCTGACGCGTACAACCATGTATATAATTAGCGTACATTTTATCGAGATATTCTTCATACTCAGCTTTTCGCGAATAAATCTCCATCTTCAAGCTATCTTTAAACGCATTGGTAGATTTATAGGCATTCATATAATCGGCTAACATATCAGAAAAAGTATTCATAATATATATCTCCTTATTTTCTAACTATTCTTAGTTTACAATAGTCCTGATCGTTATCAGTATAAACAACTTTATACCTATCGTATAATCCTCTATATATCAGATATTTATATATAGCATCAAGCAGACCATTTTCATTACTTTCATACGATCCACCTATATCAGCACCATGTCGTACGGCTTGCTCTAAAATATGGTTAATCAAATCTATTTCTGTCTCGATAGAATTTAATGGTGTAGGTACTAACTTTTCATACTCTTCCGACATAATCCATATTTCCTTTCATTTCTTATCTATGAATTTACGCTCATTGAAATTTTTCTTCTGTGACAAAGCTCGAGATATAGCTAAGTCGATATTAGAACGAGACTTCAAATGATAGTAATATAAATCGATGTATGGTGTATTAAGTCTGTCTATACGTCCACATGCCTGCAGTAACGTTTTATAGCTGTAAGTCTGAGAGAAAAATACAATGCAATCAGTCTTAATGCAATTAAAACCTTCAGCACCCGAACTGTAATTGACTATATACACCCATCGTTCTGTCTCCGGTATTGCTTCATGAGCATGTCCTGAATATTCAGCAACTGCTACGTCTTCTCCGTAATAAAGATTCTTTAAAATATCGCGTTCATAATCATACGAGTAAAATATAATCATTCTTGGATGTTCTTCAAACAGCTCCAGCAATTTTACTTGACGAGACACATCAGAATTAACAATCTTACGGAGAATATAACATAGCACAGAGGCTTGGGATATTGGCTCTTTCTTGAATGGATCAAAACGTGTCTTCATGACTTCTTTGTAAAACGGTTTATCATATTCGACCCAAACATCTTCATGATGTGGTATCGTGTGTCTTCTAAAATCCATATTTATAAGAATTCTATCTCTCAGACGAATAAGCCTTGTTTCGTTTCTATACCCCGTCACACTTGGATAACTAGTATAACGTGAATATATAAGATGATTATCTCTGAATTCTGTACGATTACGAAAGAAACCGTTAGCTACAAATACAGTTTCGTAGTCTTGCCAAGTATCACCGGGGCTTGCTGATAATATGATCCACTCATTATACTTAGCAATCTTAAGAAAAGCCTTACACCAAGCCCCTTTTCCAGTAACCTTATCCTCGTCAAATATAAAGAACGCATCCTTAATATCTTGGTATTTTTTAACGCATTGCCAACTATCTATCACTACCAAATTACCATACTTTTCAGTCACATGTGTCTTCTTATCAGGATATAACAGAAATGGTGTAAGCTCTTCTTCCCACTCCATATCATGTTTTTTCTTAGCAGTTGTTATAATGTACAAGTCAGGTGGTTTCTTAGACATAGGCTTATAGGTACGATATCCCAAATACCCTCCATATGTACTGAAGTAGTAATATAATGACGTTCTACTCTTACCGCTACCAGTACCACCGTTAAGAATGCAACCGGTAAACATTCGGTCTATAGCTTGCTGCTGGTGGGGATATAAGAAATCAGTCTTCCTTGTCATTAAGAATCTCACCTCTAAAATAATCAGTAGTGTATGGTTTATGCTGGAATGCACTTCTGGCTACTGGTAATACTCTCGAATTAACCATACTGGCTCTTTTTCTATCAGAGATCGATTCGTATATCGCCTTTTTACTACCTTGTGTTGTGTCAAAATTCAGTCTACTCATCTCCATATCCTCCCAGTGTTCTTTGATTTGATTGTGATTCTTCCTTCGATATGGAAACCTGACAACTCACAAATAGTGAATATAGTATCTAGTAGTTTCTGAAATTTAGCGCTCTCATCTTCTACTGCTTTAATAGCTTTATATGCTGTAGGGTCAGAATAACCCTCCGCATTTTTTCTTAAGTTATCGCTCATCTTGCTTCTCCTAATCAAGTAATTCTGTATCTATAATCTGGAAATTTGCTCTGTGAATATAAAGAGGTTTTCCATCTATCATAAGTTTTGTCATTTTAGGTAAATCATCTGGGATCTCCCAGTATACTTCATCACCAGAATATGCTGTAATAGGTTGACCGAGCTGCGATTTAATTACCACAACACGACTTTTACCAAACATGTTTTTATATTTATTAACGACACCAGTAATGCTAGTTAAATCGGTAATACTGTCTGCATAACTGTAAATATCATTCTGACTGAATACTGCATCAGGCTGTAATCCATTTCCTTCAAATATACATGTATCACCACAGCTCTGAATCTGCTCCCCGTCGATATTAATCGTAATAACTGATGATAATTCATATCCAGTAATGACTTCACCATCGCTACTGTATGATGTGGTTTCTACTGGATTACCAACAATGTTTATTCGATCTCCGGTAGCCGTCATAACAATGCTTCCATAATTATCGTACGTACGAATCGTATAGCTATTACCGATCAGACTGCCTTTAATATCGTTCAGTTTCGAATCGAGAATAGCGCATCCCGAAATACTGAATACCATTAACATCATTAGAATTACTGCTGTCAGTTTTTTAATATTTTTCTTCATTAGTTTTCCTCCAAATATAAAAGAGACCCTCTGTTAAGAGAGCCTCTTGCCTTTATCTCATGGCTTGTTATCAGCGTTTACCACAATATAGCCGTCTTTGCTACACCACATAACTTTGTCTGATAGAATATCTTCTGAACTAACTACACCACTGTTATAATTCACCTCATGTACCATAAATTTAAGTTCTTCAACGATATCATAGCCACAGTCAGGAATTATCATGAGTTCATGTATAGATGAAGGTATCACAAAGTAGTTGTATCCAAGAGAATCACCAATCGTCTCGCGTACGTTATGATTCGCTATACAGCCAGCGCCATATATATGTTTTCTATTTGTAATAGCAAATAGTCGCATAACCTGTGGATCTATAGATAAACGTTTACCATATAGATTAGACGTCATCGCTGTTGATTTTTCCAAAAATGAACGAATGTCTGTAATGTCAAAGAGTAATAGCGTTTCTTTATTCATTGCTGCCAACGCATCACGATACAGCTGGTTTACAGTAATACCCCAGTAATTCATAATACCATTGTTGACATTGAACGAATACATGCCCTCACCATCCGAACCAATATTTACTGCGAAATATCCAGCCCAGTCACCTACATATATCACTGGTAAAGCTTTAATGCGTTCTGGTTTAAGTTCAGGATCACACAAACGAATTTCCAATCTATCTTTGCATTCTTCGTATCCAATCAACATAATGACTCCTCCTTTTATTCTTCCTGTTCTTCTATTCTTACACGACCTCTCTCCCATAAATCTTCTCGCAATTTATCCATATTCAATTCACCTGATTCCCATTTTTTATAATAATTAATTACGTGCTCCGTGAACTTTGGAATCTTATCTGAATATGTTTTCTGCCAGTAATGATCCATGAGTACTTCCATAGGTAATGTAAGCATCAGAACCATAGATGTACGTACCGCATCTTCTGTTGCTTCTTTTTTAACACGTTTAAGCTCGGCAGCAATCTTTTCGTTTACCATAGCTTCGAGCTGCTCTTCCGTTAAATTATAAGTAGCTGTCTTGTTTTTCTCTCGCTCAGCTCTACGCCTCTCTGCTCTCGTCATTTGAATACCCACCCTTTACATTGTTACATCTTTCAATACAAATACAAATTCTACTAATAATACTTGATACTGACATGTAAATAAGAAGCGTGTACAGCATAAGTTCGATAAAAGAAATAAAATTCATCGTCTCTTCTCCTCCACAAATTCTCTTAATAATTTCTTAGCCGCTTCAACACCCTGGTTATAACGCACGTTCATCGCATTATCACCCGGTAGTTTAAGCTTGTTTAACTCTACAAGGACTTGTAAATATTCTTGTTTTTTCATACTACTTACCGCCTTTCTTTTTGTCCGGAGTGTAATTGATCGGCTTGTGTGAATATTCATTTACTGCCTGACCAAGACACTCGTTACAAGGTTCTTCATCCTGCACACACTCAGCCGATTTACACGTTGGGCAATACTGCTCGAAATATACGATCTTGTCAATAAAGTCCATATCACTCACCCCCTTCATCAATATGTACATCGGCATTCTTTGCAGCATCACCTAATGAAATACACAGTAGCGTTATGATAATTCCGCAAAGGAATCCAATACCTGCTCCTACTAAAACCATCGTTATCACCTCCTAAAATATAAAAGAAAAAGCCCAAGCGTTATGCCTGAGCCTTCTTAAAATAATCACATGTTATCTCTGATACTAAATACGCCCTATACCTACGTAAAAACTCATATAGCACATAATCAGTTGTAAGTCCACTGAGTATGCGATTTGCAAAGTCGTCAACCCACATAGTAAATCCTAAATCATCACGCGTTGTGATGTCGATTCGCAATGTGTTGTCTTTAACCCCACAATACACATGACCATAGACCCTGTCCTTGATTTTGTTATACAATTTCTTCGTAAATACTATTTCATATTCGTTCATCATATAATCCTCCTTCATTATTTTCATAAAAGAAGATGTTATTTACGCGAACATCGAAATCGATATATAGGTATGAGCCACTTACCATTGACCTTTGTTGCTCCTGGATATAGTCCTTTTCTACAATTCATGCGTATCGTAGCTACTGGTACCCCTAATTTTTGAGATAGCTCTACCGAATTAACCATACTGGACGGAACGTTCCACGACACTTTCTTTTTCTGTTTTACAGATGCATTCGTAATCTTTTTCACGAGTTCCGAAGCATAATAATTTGCCATTTCCATGGGATTGGTTGTATCGATAATGTCGTATCCGGAAAATATATCGCCAACCAGTTTAGTATGATTTGTTTTGTCTGACTTACGCTCACGCTCTGCTTTCTGCTGAAATTTCTGTGCTTCAGTCATAGGCCGATAGCATGACATATCAATCCTACATGGATCAAGTGGTTCTGGATAATTACATCCACGTGGGTTATTCCAGCCATATCTACAATGATCGCACTTTTCAAATCTAGGCATCTTTTTCAGCACCTCCGTTGTCTTCCCAACTATAATCATTAAAAGGATGGTCTAAAAATATAATGTTTTCTGGATGCACCATATGAATATGCCCATTCTCTAATTCTACTATTGCTTCACCTTCGCCACTCCATCTATGGAATAACGCGTTCTTATAATTATCGGATTTCTTTATTTTCGCCTTGCAAGGTCTTAATTTATTCTCTACGATTAATGTCCTACTCATTAGCAATCCCCTTACAGATATGTCAATATAATGTATATAGCTGTTATAATAATCATGATGAATGCTAGTATGTTCGCAATTGCATTAATACATAAGAATATATTTTCGCCTTTAGTAAATTTTTTACTAGCGAATCTTAATTTATCTATTGTATTAAGACCCTTCACATATATACGTCCAAACACATATAGTACAAAACTAATAACACACAAGATCAATGTAATCTTAACCAACATCTCTATAACCCCCATTCGCCAATCGGTTCACCAACTGTTCCAGCAGACCCATCACTATCTGTCGGTTTGAAATATGCCCCATCTAACTGAGGATACATGAACTCAAACATAAGATAATTTGCTGCATCTACTAAATATTCTGTGTTTTTTGTTTCCTTATACTTCTCGATACACAGCTCATGTGTAGCTAATGCATCAACAAGTTTGTCTTCAAAATTTGTTCGAGCCGGTCCGTACTTATGAAAGCTAACCTCAACTCTATTTTTTCTAAGAGCATCGAATCTATCTGAATACTCTTTTTTCATGTTTGGTACTGCCATTTAGTCCTCCTCTTTTACATTTAAATATAACCAATCATCACCAGCTAGATATATGCCAAGTGCAAGAAGATTTGCTTTATCAACACATCTTACACCATCAGATAACGTGTGTGATTTATTGCACCGGTAATAACCACCACAGTAAACCTTACCTTGATTGAGCATAACCGATTTGAACCTCTCGTTAGTTATAGTAACTGTAGCCCATAAGCCACTGTCTACCTTACTTATCTCGGCATAACCCAATACTAATTCTGGATTTCCAAACTCATAATTCCAAACCACTGGCATTTTTTCTGGATAGTCTATGATCGTGGAATCGTTCAGTACGAAATTATTAAGACTAACCCGCCCATATATAAGCACTGTTCCTTCTAAAATCATATTGTCCTTCCTTCTGGTATTCACATTCTCAACTATCGTAAATAATGTGTGTACAATAAATATAAAAAGAAAAGACCAGATTAAGATTACTCCTAACCAGGTCTTTCTCAAAACTATTTGTGGTTTTCAATTCGTACCCTACAGATATCGCCAACCATAGTTCCTAACGTTACAATACCGGCTGCAATAACCCAACCAGGCACCTTAATTGTTTTGTCTCCTCTTTTGAATTCCATAATGTTACTCCTTTCTAACTTTAAATAGTTTCATAACAGCACTAGTTTTCTTCGCGAATATAACGGTTTGTACATACACTATAGCAATTATCTTCAGCTACAATGACGTGATCTAACATACGAATTCCGACTAATACCCCTGTTTCTTCCATTCTTTTTGTCGTAGTGATATCATTGCTACTAGGTTCACTATCTCCACTAGGGTGGTTGTGAAGTAATATAATGTTAACAGCATTAGCCAGTAGCGCCTTCTGATAAACCTCTCTAGGCGATACCACCGATACATCAACACTTCCATGAGAGATTTCAATTACAGCAGTCACCCTACAACGTGTATCTAAACATAACATATAAATATATTCCTCGCTCTCTTCATGGAGTTTTAGGTAACCCTTAGCGAAGCTTACCACATCAGAAGCGTAACGAAATTTGTTTTTCATCTCTGGATAATTTGTACTTAATTCTTTAATTAGTACTGCCTTATTATCCTTTAATTTAGTTTTGTACTTATTGACTCTCACGTTCGCACCACCCTTTCGTGTATCATTAACCTTTCAATTAAATGTCATTCTTTTCACTTGTTTTCACTGCTTTCTGCTGAGGTCTCGATGACTTAATCTCAGCTCTTTCTCCGGTATTAATCCACTCGCATGTCAACTTACCATTAAGTCTTCCAGCGTATGTACATCTGTATTTCAGACCTGTACGCTCGTCTACATAAATATCACCTACAGCTCCTTCAATGTGTCCTCCTGGTACACCATGTCCTTTAATTTCTGCCATTATGTTAATCTCCTTTAATGTAATTATTTTTTTTTGATAGCCTCATCCCGTATAACTCTATTGCTACCTCTCATGTCAGTCCCCCACTAATATAACTAGACCGATTCCCCGTGCAGGACTAATGAATGTAGTCCCAGTCTTCTGCGAAAATATCGTTAATACTTGGTACCCACATAGCATGACTACCATTTACCATCTTGATCTGAAGATAAGGCTCACATTTGAATAAGTCACCTTCATTTAGCCCCCATGCTTTTGCTGTCTGCATATTGCATGGAATACCGTCCGGATATCCTTTCTGATATACAACGAACATGTTTTTACCATTCCATCCAAGTCTGAATATCTTTTCACCTGATTTTACTTTTTCTAATGCCTGTCCAAAATCCATCTTCTTACTCCTCCGGATATTCTTCTTCAGCGTATTCTGCTGCAAATCTATCAATATTCTGAACTACTTTCATTGACTGTAAATATGCTGTTCTAAACGAATTTCCATTAATCTCCTTATCATATGGACTGATGTCCAGATTTACTGTTGCGATATCAATGTCGTCCAGCAGTGCTACAGTTTCTTCATTAAGTTTACGACGAGATTTTCCTGACTCAACGTACACCTGTGGCCCATGCTCGTTGAATTTAACCTTGACTGGTAAATAAATAAACGGAGATTCTCCCTCTACTCTCGGCGCTTTGATCTTAACGTTCCAACCAGCACCAAGACGGTTAACATCGCTCATAAGAGCATCCGCCATTTCTTCACCTGTTACTTCTCTTACGTCAGTACCATCATCGATTGTGCCACCTGTAATAAGTAATGCGAAGTTACGGTCTCCTTCTTTGTTGAACTTACGGTCTTCTCCTCTGAAGTTCTTGAATACGATTCTTGCGTTATCGATCTGTAATACGTTTTTTGGTGCAAATACTATTTCCATAATTTTAAAACTCCTATTTCTTCTTTTTTATTTGTTTGGATTTTTGGTTTATAAGCTTCGTAAATATAAATCAATGACGACCATAAGCATCACTCCTTTCGCTGCGATCAAAGTAAAAGAAAAGAGCCTAAGTCGTTCGACCTAAACCCTTTCTCTCATAGATATAAGGTTGTTTACTTTTAATTGCGTTTAAACCATCTAAAACCTGGGTTCACACAGCGAACGCCCATCTGCACTCCTCCTATAGATGTGAGCAGTATCCCCAACAATAATTTTTTATTGTCATCCGATAACTTTCCGCGATAAATCCCAACAGAGTCGTGTATCATGACCATTCCTGTCCCTCCGATTATAGCGTCTAAAATTTGCATTTTCGTCATATCTTTATCCTCCTTAATCTTTCTATAACAGTCCAAGAAAGATTCGCGAACTAACATTTATGCGCTACAAAGCAAGCAATACGATGAATTCTCTCCTGCTCTGATTTTGGTAAATCATGAAATAAAGTAAATCCAGTAGCTCCGTTATAATCATCACGAAACTGATCATAATATTGACTACTTTTCCATAATTCTGGATAATCGTGCTTATACTGTACAAGCTCTTTAGATTTCTTATCATAAAGCCTGTCACTGATAACATTACTATCCAACTCATAGTAAATATAGGAATGTACTAATATAAACCTTTGAAGGAAGTCTATGTATTCCTGTGTTGTTAAATTGTCGGGCTTCATAAACACACCTCTATCAATTAATAAAACGGGAGCTCATCGACATCTTCGTCAAATGGTACTTCTTCTGGAGACCCTTCTGGAATATTCATGAACGCTGGCTCTTTTTTCTTCGGTACATATGGGTCATCAGATACGAACCACTCGAAGTCAACGTACTTATTAATGGTATCAACAGCATCGTCTACTAACTTAGTAAAATATGATACGTCGATAGATTCTTCGTTAACACCTCTGATAGTTTCAGATTCAAGCCAGCGGTACCCAGTTGTTCCAGATGCAGCCGCTCGTTTACCCTCATCGACACGATACATTTCACCGCCGCCGTGTCCTGGTTTAATTGGGCAGAAATGACCGACACGTCCTATAAACTGATAACTATGACCTTCTTCAATCTTTTTGTTCAATTCCGAAGCCATAGATTCGTACATTACATCGGATATTTTACCCTGTTTGTATTTTGACTTTAGCTTATCAAGATCATGCTCGTATCCTTTCACATCTGGTAACGATTCGTTCATATCCAAATATAACGCACCTTTTGACGCTGAGAATGTATCACACAAATCATCGAATACAATTGGCTCATGGCTGAATAATGTCTTAAATACATATGGCACTGCAAATTGGTCTCCAGTAGCCGTCCACTCTCCGTCTGTTGTTTTAGCAATATAAACGGCTTTATTAACTAAACAGAACTTCTCAAACTCCGCCTCAGTCTCAAATGAATATCCGTACTCTTTACCGAAGTCAAGAACAAACTGCTGGATTTCAGGTGTAGCATCTGGTATCTTTATTGAGTCTGTTTTAATATGAGCAACTGTAAATCCGCGTTTCTGAACTTCACGTTTAAGTAATGTCATAAATAACGCACCACGCTTAGCCACAATATTATCGATATTACGATCATCTCTGAAGGCACACTTATATGATGCTTTAGTCTGCCCATAGACCGAATTAACTACTGTCTTCAAAGCATTAGCAAGCATCTTCGTTGTAAGTTCACCATCAATAACCTTCTGAATATAAGGCTTGAGTTTTCCGTCGAATAATCCATCAATAATGTCCCATGCCTCATGTTTAATAGATACACGTCCGTCAACAATATCTTTAAAGGCTTTCGTGTACTCAGGTCCAAATAGAACCTCCGCAATAATACTTGATGGATGCTGTCCGGTTACATCACCATCCCATACAGCACCATAGAATCCGGGTTCTGAATATACGCGTCCGCCCTCACCGATTTCTTCTCCTAAATATGTAGACTTTCCATTCTTATACTCGTATCCAGGGAAGAACGGCAATATACTCCATCCATCTGGTAATACTTCGTATGGAACATAATCACGATACTGTGGCATACCATCTGCATCGAATACACGAAAACGATAATCATGACCGAACTTCTCAAGATACTCTTCGTACTGATCACTACCAACCGGAAGTGCAAGATTACGATAATTGAATTGAGTCTGAGGATTACGATCATTACCAAATATAATTCTCTGAGACAAACTGTTGGTTGAATCGTTAACTGTCATACCAGTAATATCAGCGAGGATTTCTCTAGCAATCCAATCACCCTTTAAATAACAGAACGACGCTTCCGTTGCAACGACATCGTTTACACAATAATCAGCTACTAATCCCCATTTTTCTTTTGGTACAGGCTCATCCCACGGTAGACCCAACTCCTGATGATGTGTTCCAGCTTTGATGACTGCAATTTCATCATCTGAGAAACCCTTTTTTCGTAACTTGGACTCAGACTGTTGGCTCATTTCGATTTCCAATTTCTTAAGACTCTTCTTATTACCTGCTGATGCGAAATCATAAATATCAGTATACGATAGATTATAGGCTTCACCAAATTTAGCTTTTCGACTGATCTGCTTGTCTTTATTAACAAGTCTTTGTGATAAGTCATACAACTGGGGGACCGTATAGCCCATAAGACATGCATAAATCATATGATTATCGTATTGTCTATTGTTGAACCCAACAAGTTTGAACTTAATAAGTTCTTCAATATCTGATGGCCTAGGATTAATCAATCTTACGACTGGTTTGTCTAATCCCTGAATCTTATAGCACACAAGAAATAGATTCGGAAATACCTCAATGTCGTAAAATACCAAATCTTCGTTGTTGCTATCATTGGATACTTCACTTGCATTCTCGGATTTAAAATGCATAGCCGCTACTAACTTAAGACATGTATCTGACTGATTACTGCTATCTAACGCCAAAGCGTAAATAGCGTTCTTCATATCAGATACGTCGTATCCCATACCGCTCTCGTATGCTTCCTCTAGTGTCTTATAAATCATGTCAATACTTGGTTTCGTATTACACATAATCTCTTTATTAATATGTCGTTTAAGAATAGCCCTCAGATGCTGCTCATTCTTAATACAGTCAAAGTTTCGCACTTTCTTTACTCCTTTCAATGGCAACCCACTACTAATAGTTGCTACTGGAAGGTCATTACATTTCGATAGTCTCCTTCTTAATGAACTATTACCAGTGAACACCTTTACTTCAACATCATCTGTATAGATTCTGCTGAGTTTGGTTACATCATCTCCTGCATAAATATAATGAAGATGAATACCATTGCCACCCTTACTTATTTCGGCATATGTTGGAGGCCATTTTGACGCTTCTTGTAGATTCTTTTCAAAACACTTATTACCATTCTCATCTTTAATATCGAAGTCAATTACAATATGATTCTCCGGAACACGTACATAATGGACTTTAGATGTGTCAAGATCTGATAACTTAGTAGTTACATTCTCCCATTTCTGTAATGGTTTCTCAGAGTCTTCTGTAGTCGCATATTGAGCTGTACAATCAGAACACATAGAATCAAAAAGAGAAGCCTGCTCTTTGAAATCAATCAAATAAACCTGCTCCTCTTCTTTTTCCTTAGGTCGTCTACCCATATCAGCATCAAATATACTCGTTCGGAATCCACTATAATAATTAATCAACTTTGTACCATCTTCCTGATCGATATGATCTTCGTAATCCCAGAAATAGTTCTTTAATTCTTCTTTAAATATACGCTTAGAAAATGGCGTGAATACCTTAGCCTCCTCTACATACTGCTTATACATTTCCCATGCTGCTTTTAATGTAGTTCCATCCTGCTTCTTAAACACGCTATATGAGTCGCACACAAAGTTATAGAAATCGTTAGACGCTGACAACATATTCTTAGGAATATAATCATCGTAATATTCGGTATCGTCTTTGTAGACCTGTAAACAATGATATGCGATTGCTCCAAGTTCAAACGGTATCTGCTTAATAAGTCTACGATACTCCCTAACGCCAAGTTTTCGTCCAGATGGGGTTACATCAATCAAACGTCTTAACAAACCTGATTTACCGTCTGTGATTTTGACTGGTCTATTCGTACCAACAAATAAGAAACATTTAAAATGTGTCTCATAAATACCTTTAAACTTTTCGTTAATAGGCATCGTTTCGTGAGATACAAGTGAGTTCAGTCTAGTATTATCTTCGATACGTGATAAATCACCATCATGCTGAATTGCAACCAACGGTGATGATTTAAAAGGTTCCAAAGCAAATGCATTATTAGCCTGTCCTAAAGCCTTAGCGTCAAACGAACAGTAATACCCATCGAATAATTGTTGTATCACATTTAATATAGTAGATTTACCGGTTCCGGCAGCACCGTATAGAACCATGAACTTCTGAATATAACGTGAGTCACCGGATACGATTGCTCCGATGACCCATTCTATTTTATGACGCTCTTCTTCATCGTAAAGCGTACCAATAACTTTATTCCAAGCGTCAATACTGCCCTCAACTAACGGATAGTCAAGCTTCTTACTTGCATAAGATTCTCTTGTCAGTTCACTATTCGCAAATATGAGCTCTTCGTCAAGTTCATGATAGTTATCACGCATCTGCTTTTGACAGTACTTATGAAACTTATCGATCATCCCACTGTCAGCATCCCACATGTGCTTAATAACTGGTTTACCTAAAATATGATCATTGTGATCTTCAACCCATCGTTCCATTTCCTGATCGACAAGTCTTGTTACATCGTCCTCGTCTGTAGACCATAACTTTTGTTCATCATCCCATATAGCATAGAAATCTCTACCTCTAATCATGAGATCTTTGGATTTCTTCATAATGAATTTAGGGAAGACTTCGGTGCACATTTCTTTTTCCTTAACTTTAGTAGCAATAGTCATAAAGTCTAGCATTTTAAGCCCTCCCTTCTTGATTTATAGTTTCATCTAGCATTATTAAATTTTCCTTTACATTATACGATTCAGATACCATAACATCTGAGTCCACGTACTTACATCTCGTAAATCCTCCTCTGCATGTGGGACAACAAATAATCCACCATGACCATCGTGTGTATAACGTCTATCTAAGAAACGTTCTACAATACGGTCTGCTTCTTCTTCGTCGAAGTTATTATCAGTCATCCCACCGAGTCCTAAGTTTGTTATCATACGCCAGAACCATTGAACTGTACGATCGCCTACAGCTGGGTCTGACATAATATCCTCACAACGATACGCTAAACCTAATATCATTTCGAGAACACTACACGGACCATCAAGTTCGTCACCTATATCAATATGGTTCTCATAAGCGAAAGTCCATCGTAATCCTTCTTCGCCGTCTTCTGTACGGTTTTCATCGTCAGGTAGTTTCCAACGATACTCAACAGAATGTAGAAAATGCAATAACTTACGATATGAATTTTCCTCTGCAAATCTGTTATAACAAACCATGCTGTACATCCAATTGAAATATGCTTCTCTTAAATTACTCATCCTGCTCCTCTAAATAATCGGAGAAACCACGATACTCTTTAAGAATTTCATAATCGATCTTCTGTACGTCATTTCTTACATATACAGCATCTGGATCATTCTCGTCGTCTCCGAAATGTGCCATGAAGTCATCGCCGATGCAATCCTCTACATTGCCGATAATCTTCTTGTTGTCATTAGTTACTGTTCCGTCTGTCCAGTACCACAATGTGATAGTGATATTATCTGTAGCACCAAATTCGTGCCCCGGAATAATATGGATGTTCTCATTTTCATCTTCATCTGTATCTTCTCCAGTATTGTCAGTCACTTCTGTTTTCTTTACACGCTCTTCCGACTCTGTAGCATAACCATTTTTCTTGATTACTTCATTAACAGCTTTAAGATCTTCATCCAATTTAGAAGCTTCATCCATTTCTTTTTTTTTAGCGTAGACTTCCTTCACCGACTCAATCTCCTGCTTAGAGACCTCCTCATAGTGTTTCTTTACAATAAATATAGATGTTACTGCACCTACACCTGCACCGATCACAAAAGTTAATATGCTATTAATCATCGATTTGTTCATTATTCATTCTCCTCTTCTATTTCATCGACTCTGATAGTCATTACAGTTATCGCCAACCCACCGAAAAATACCGACATAGAAATAAGTATTCCACCAGCGATATGACGATTCTTTTTATTCTTTAATATACGACCTAAGACTGCAAAGTTTTTCTCCAATCTTTCCATACATACGCCACCCTTTCCGTATGAGTCTAAGATTCAAGTACGACAATACCCCCTACAAAACATACTCCTGCTAAAGTAACAAATAACACTGATAATCCTCGCATCATATGTCACTCCTCCTTTTCTGGCATAGCATTCTTAAAAATATAAGTTATTTCACCAAGTGTAATGCCTTTGATCTGTCCTAATCGAAACCAAGTATCCACTGTAGCAATACCAACTCCAAGTCTTTCTGCAGTTTGATCCATTGTTTCAAATAATGTATATAATTCTGTTATCGACTTATCCTCAAAATTATTTTCAAGAATAAGTATAATAAGCTCTCGTCCGGTCATGTCTGTCACTCCTTTCTAAAAAACCTCAGCCGATGCTGTCAACACCGAACTGAGGGAAATCAAACATGTCACGATATGCATTTCCTGAATAATATGTATCCAAACCTACCATTCACATAGCGTTAAGAACGTTACCATCTACGTTGAAATCAAGTAAAATACTTCTTTCAATACCATTTACAAATCTACGGTTAGCTTCATTGTGAATATTATAAATACCGAAATCGATTTTACTTACAATGTTCTTATCGTAAACCCAACCAATGGTCTGACCGTATGCCGTTTTGTCAATACCAAGCATCTCGTATACGTCATTTAAGAAGAGGTAGCCCTGTTCCTCAAGACGATCGTTAGCGAATCTCTGCTGCTGTTTCAAGAACATAAGATTGAATTCCGGATTTTTTGTCCATCCACGACAAGTCTCATCAAAGAACTTAGCGTAATCACTATAGCTATCAACATCACATACATCCACGTTCTTTTTAACTTTCTTTTCTTTACCTGTCTTTTCATCAACGACGGTTTCTTCTACTTCCTGCTTATGAATGTTGTATCTAAGCTCACGATCAAGCTCGTGACCGAAACGTTCAACAACTCTCCCACGATAATCATTGAAATTCTTATTCACCACTTCGTAAGCTGCAGCAATTGCTACGTTACGTTTCTTGAGAATATTATGTCCGGCAAGAATAGCTGTGATTGATAATGTTCCAAGTGCTATGGCTGGAGCATACAGTTTAAGAAGGGCAAGTCCTTTCTGTGTATACATAATAGTCAAATCTTTCTGATAATCTTTCTCTGTATACTTCTCGGAATATCCGTTTTCTTCAACATATTTTTTTGTCTTTGCAATATGTTCTGTGTTCTCTGCTAACACCTCATCAATTTTGGTTGTGGCTTTACATGCCATAACTGTAGTAGCAATTGTTCCGCCAACTCCTGCAACTACAAGAATCTCTGGAGCATGTTTTTTCATTTTGAAAGCAAGACCGTTAAGAGATCTGCTCAAATTTGCTGGTAATTTAATGTTTTTCATATTTTTACATCCTTTCTTAAATAAATTCTTTTACTTTATGTCCAGCTGCTTTTACGAACTGCGCGACCGGAACTTCCAATTCTTCTAAATCAGATAGCATTACGTATCCCCATTCCCATTCGAAAATATTGCAGTATCCATATAGCAGCCAATCTCCGTCTTCCAGCTCTTCACCCCCAGTAATAATCCATGTTCCGGGACCTTCTAAGTTAAAGAACATAGCTACGATTTCTGCATTTATACCTTTCCCATCTTGTGAATCTAATGGAAACTTCTTAAAACGGTTTCGCAGCTCATAAGTCATAAGTTTACTCATAATGCTACCTCCATTTTGAATTAATCAATTGGCATAGCTTTCGGTAACCGGATATAGAAGCTGCTGTCTCTACCTCTGATTACCTCTGCTGTTCTGAGATTAAACCAACCGTATTTACGAGCTGTAAACGGTGCTTGTAATCCTGCCAGGTCATACATGTCTGCTACTGTTACAAGACCAAATCCACGATCCCCATCCACAAGGTCTCGCATCTGATCAAGTACAAGTTCTGCATCACCACGAGAATCGAACGAAATATCGTCGTAATCGAATCGTCCAGCCATGTTTGCAGTCTTACGCGGTCTGTCGTTTCGATCATCATAATAACTACGATACGGAGTTCTTCCATCGCTGCGACGCTTACCACCTTTTTCACCAAATAAGATCATTTCAACGACATCTACTACTGCTTTCTTAAACGTAGGAATAAGCACGTCCATAAGTACATAATTACCAACATTAGAAGCGTCATCCGAAACGATAAGCCCAGCAAATTTACGAACCTCATTCGGTTTGGTTTTGGCAGTACCAGTAATGATTTTATCTACCTTTTTCTCTTCTTGTTTGCTTTCTGATGCGTTTGTTTTCATTTTATATTCCGCCATTTATCTTCTCCTTAACTAATCATTTTGATTTCTCCCGGTAATGTCACCCTAGAGCCAGGAAGTCTATTGTTCTGTTTCTTAAATTGATATGAGAGGTTACTCTTAGCTTTCTTAGCTGTTGGAGCCATAGTTTCTCCACGCCATTTTGAAGCCACCACTGTATCAAACAATAATACTGGCCCTTCGTAAAAATACTTGTGCATCGATTCACCTCCCTTCAAAAGAAAAAAGAGAAGCCCGAGTATTTCTACCCAGGTCTCCTCCTGTGAACTTAATTTTTTAGTTTTCTGATTCTTTATCGATGACTTCCACATCCTCTTCCGAAACGTCAATGACCTCAGATTCTTCCTCCGGAACATCGATGAAACCGATATGAAAACGTCTTTTCTTTTTCTTCGGCTTCTCTTCTTTGACCGCCTGCTCATCTTTGTGTTTCTTAATCTTGTTGGATACTGCTTTATACGCAGTTACACCACCCAAAATTACAGCTCCACCGATAATGGCTCCAAGTCCAAGACCGGATCTCTTTTCATCGTTTTCTACTGTCTCATCGAAAGTTTCCATTGGTTCAAGTTCTGTCACTTCCATGTCCATCTCTTCATTTCTTGTTTCTTCCATTTTAATATCCTCCTTATACTAACTTGTTATCAAGTTCTCATAACACCCCATGTATTTTTCGCGAATTAACAAAGATTATCAAATCCGTATGTTGGTCTAGCCATAAAATCAACAACTATATACGCTTTACCATCGATAACCGTGGCTTCACTTAAGTCGATTTCAATGTCGTCTTTATCAATACGCCAGCCGATATCATCACTTACTCCTGTATGCGGAACACCTATCTCGTCATAGAACTGTGACAAGGATATATACATTTCACTCATCATAGCTTTATTAAGTCTATTAACAGCCGCATCCAGATCATTCTTACTGGACTTAAATGGCTGATTACTCATCGCATCGATAAACCAAGTGTCAGCGTCTCCGTTCACAATAATCTGGGTTTTCTTCTCATCAGATGTGATATCTTTAACTTTATCTTCTGCAATCTTCTGCTTAATTTCTTTTACTTTTTTCTCTGAAACAACTTCTTTTGTCTTGTCTTTCAATTCTGAATAAGCTGTCTCAGAAATCTTGTACGCGGAATATAATGCTGCATGTCTACGTGAATGTACAGAATTAGCCCCTATCAAACATGCTGCAGACGCCCCAGTAAGAAGCGCTACAGGCAGATACTGTTTCCAAGTAACTTTAACAACCTCTACAGGTTTAAGTTCTTCAACTTTCTGTTCTTTCTTTTCTTCTTCAATTAACTGTAGTGCTTTTGGCGTGACTTTAATTCCAACAACTACTGCTGTACACATACCTGCAATGCCAAGCCCCGTAAGAATTTCAGGACTACGTTTTTCTACTTTTTTGCATACCATTTTGAAACTACGTTTAATGCTTTCTTTACTCATTTTAAATATCTCCTTTTAATGTTTTGCAAAAGAAAAGAGCCTAAGTCATCTTGACCCAAGCTCCCTGCTAATATTATTCTGAAGATTTTTGTCTCTCTTCAAGAATATCTGCTGCTCTTTGTGCAACTTCCTCATTCTGGTCTTTGGATAACAGAATGCTTACTATAAAGCTTCCTGCCCCACATACTGCTGATGCCACCGTCAGCAATGCTTTCTTGTTAATTTTCATTTTTGTCTCCTCCTTAAATAATATTTCATAACAGTCTTCGTTCCTTTCGCGAATCTGTCGTATAAAAATAGCACATAGTTCTGTCACCTACGTACTAAAATAAAAAGAGAATACTGTGTAGCTAGCCATTAAACTGCCAGTCCTATTTCATGACTAATGGATAGGTTCTAGACACCCAGAGCCATTAGTCATTTAATAGTTCATTCTCTCATAATAGCCCTTGTAATTTTCGCGAAAGAACAAGAGCCTAAGTCATTTTGACCTACGCCCTCGTCTACAGATTTACTGTTTTTCGAGTTTTTTAATTTTTCTTCCGGCTGCAAAAAGGCTTATAAGCATTAACGGATATACGATTACCGCACCGTCGATAGCTCCACTCAAAAAAGCTGCTGATGTTGCTTTGACTCTTTTAAGTCTACTTTCATCATCACAGTTATCATAATAATAATCTGTTAACGCTTCTTGCATCATAGTTGCTAAATCCATATCAATTCCTCCTTAATTAACATTTAATCTGTTTCATAAAGGGGCGTGTAATTTTCGCGTCTATTGGTATTCGTCATTAAGTGCTTCTTCAGTTGGCATAAATGCAGTCTCAATAATATAACATTCAAGTCCGTCATCCATCGTTACTTTTCTATGATTAAAGTCAATCCAAAAAGTTTCATCATAGTACATATTCCAACCTACTTTCTCACCATTAGGTGTCGGATCTAGTCCGAGATACTCGTAGAACTCATTAAGACATACGCAACCACCTTCAGTAACAAAAATGCGATTCAAATGATACTCTGCCTGCAATACCTGTTCTAACGGAGCGTTAAAATATCGTCTACCGTATGCATCATAAAATAGTTTAGGTTCGCTATAATCGTCTTCTAAATATTGAGAATAGCATCCAAAACCGCTCTGAACATAAGGATATACTTCATGCGCATCTTCAACAGCAAGTGCTTCGACTACTTTCTCATGCGCTTCTATACCATACAACTCAATAACTTTCTGACGATACTGCCGGTAGCTCTGTTCAATAAAAGCATATCCGCTTGCTAATGATGCCTGCTGTTTCTGTGATAATATATTAGCTCCAAATATACATGCGATTGTAGCCGCTCCGCATACTACTGACGGCAAATATGCTGGCGCTGTAGTCTTTATAACTTCCCATTTTGAAAGTTTCGCACATTTCTCTTTTTCAGCTTCGTCCATTAGTTTTAAAGCTTTTGGTGTTTCCTGTACTGCCATTACTGAAGTTGCGATAACACCAGCTCCACCTAAACAGGTAAGAATAATAGAAGCTGTATTCTTGCTAAATTTTGATTTTTTCATACCATTGTTCTCCTTTCTTTACTCAATTAACTTATCTATTTTGTATAAAACTGCCTCGCTAATATCACCTTCAAGACTGATGTTGAAAGTAATACGTTTATCAACAGTTTCGATACCTAGTTCCTTAATACGTATGTTTGGTTTGTGTCCAGTTGATTTATATATAGCGTTAGAAATCAACTTACTGACAATACCCCGCATCACCCTGCTGTGTAACTTGATTCTCATCTCATCCATGTCCTACCTCTACTAAAAAAAGAGTCCAAGTCGATTAAGACCCGAACTCTTTCGCCTTAATGTTAACAGTTACTACTAATGTCTTCTTCTAACTATTTCGGCTGCTCGTTTGGCTATAGCTTCATTTTGCGCTTTGTTAAGTAGTAGGTTTACTACAAAACTTGCTGTTCCAAATACAGCTGAAAGTCCATTGAGTGCTATAGTTTTGTCGATTTTCATATCATAGTACCTCCTTGACATATTTCATAACATCCCATGTATTTTTCGCGACTCAGATTATACGTCTATCAAAACTTGTTTCCCATCGTTCTCTAGGGATAGGCTTCATTTTCAATGCCCACATAATCTGCCGTATCGATACTGTAGGGTATAGACCGTTTACTGATAGTCCACCACGCTCGCTAAAGAATTGTCGAAACCGCTCGTGTAAATACAACTCATCCACAAGCCACGAATCTATCTCGCCCCACCAAGTTCTTTTAGTAACAGGATCGTAACGCTGTTGGATAACAGCTAGCCCGTCATCTCCTATTCTATATAAAGTACATTTGCTATAAACCGGATGATTACACTTGTAAATGATTCCGTATAAGGCACGATATATCTCCGGCTTTTTGTAATGATATCTCATTGCTACTCCCTAAGAAAAAGAAGAGTCCTAGATTTTTTCTAAAACCCCTCCATTTTGATTTGTGAACTATTTAATTACTTTTTTCTCTTTGGGAGAATATCAGTAATTGCCGCACGTGTCCACACATTCTTGAAGACCCCTTCTTCCTCATACTTTGCGGCAGCTTTTACACCCCAAATTGGAATCATGATACCACAAGCTACTACCTGCACCCCTGTTAAAATATTCTTGATAATAGCATCACGTTTTTCGTGTTTCAACTGTTCTTCTTTTAAAGCGTGTTCAGCCTCCTTTAAAGCGTTCTCTGCTTCTTTACTGTCATACTTCTCCTGAATCTCAGCTTCTAAACGATCCATAGCGTTATACTTATCAAGAAGTTTTGCCAAAGCTTCTGTAGCCGTCCCGTGTTTCTCTGATCCGACTTCAAGGTGACTAATCTCCTCGATTGTACTTTGAATTTCCTCTTCTAATAATGTTTTCGTACTCATACTGTACTCCTTTCTTGAATCATAATTTACTAGTTCCATAAAAGCAGATGTTATTCTCGCGTAAGTATAATTTCATGTAGCAATTCTAAGTCCTGGTCGGTTGGAATACGTACATTAACAGTGGCAAGATCTGGTTGATCCTCCATGACAACTACTTTGAAATATCCGTGTCCGGTCTTATGTTTTCTGACAGTTAAACCAACGCACATTCCAATTACGATACCAAGTACCATCATTGATATGTAAATCATTTAATTACACCTCCTTTCAAAAAAGAAAAAAATAATAGAGTACGGAATCGAACCGTCGTGACACCATATAGATATCACTGACCCAGCGTCTATTATTTGTAAATAATTTTTTCTCATAATATACCGTGTAATTTTCGCGAATTGTTTTCTCAAAAATCCGACCGGGGGAAATTTTCACATTCGAAATATAACATTGATTCTAGTCACCCCCGTACGAAATTCTAATCTAGGTTAGAAACCATTTTGAAATTAGTAACTGTATATGTTATACTGATAAGACAAACCATAAGGAGGTAACTATTATGACAAATGCAGAAGCTTTAACTTTCATTGAAACATTCGAGGATATCGGCGATATATGGACCGTCGAACAAGTTATGGATGTGTATGGCGATACATCATTGGTCGATGCCATTGCAGATCGTAAGGCATCTTTAAGCCATCTCGTAGACATTGCGGACACAGTATTGAATAGGTAAAAAGAAAAGAGCCTGAGAATATCCCAGACTCAATTCTGTTAAGCTATTAAGGACGTTACTTTAATGCGTTGAGCAGTAACATTTCAAAGAATGCTCTATCTTTAAACATACTTATAAGTCTTGCTTCATCCGCTTCGTTCAGGTTCATACTCTTAATTTTTTTAACCTGTTCGTTATCAAGCGTAAACACAAGCTTCTTAAGATCGTTTTTAGAAGCACTCTTTATGTTTTTTAAATATTTACTGTAATCCATTATATTCACTCCTTTCTAGTTTTTTCATAATACCCCATGTAAATATCGCGTTTAAGGAGGTAACTGTTATGACGTTTGATTTCTGTACAACAGATGAGGAAATTATCAATTCTTTCCGCAACAACATACCGGTGTGCGATTGCGGCTATCAGATGATTGAAGATGACCCACGAGATACCTACATCTGTCCTAGCTGTGGGTATGAAGTACGCCGAGATGACTATGACCGTACTCACCCCTACATCGACATAATCAAAGACGAGTGTGCGACTTGGTTTGATTTTCATGATGAGGAATATGGCGAAATTTACGGTGCATATGACTCCGAAGTACCACCTGGTCGTTGTACTTATTGTGGCGACTGTAATAATCCAGATTATCCTATCTGTTTGCCAACCTGTGAGGTGATAGCTAACCTCTAGCTTTGTTCAACAGCCAAAAGAAGCGTCTATACCGGTCATAATATACATCCTTACAGCAAGGTATGTCATAGTTAACTCTCAATAAATCATATGACATGTTTTCTGTAACTCCTATCACTATATATTCCGATAAAGTACAGTCTGCTTCTTTTGCTGTTTTTTCCACCATATCCATTCGATCTGAATAAAAACCCCTCGCGATAGCTATTCTCTCAGTAGGACTTGACGCGTTGTACTTATTGCTACTAAATGCGAAGTCTGATACTCTGCCGTATAACCCACCTAACGAATTATAAGCTTGTTTCCATATAGGATACTGCAGGCAAAAATGTTTGAGTTCATAATACCTGTGCTTTTCAATCCAATATGGATTCTTCTTTGATAGTTCTGGTCTAATTGTTGTTCCCATTTTGAATCTCATCTCCTTTCACTGAAGATGATAACTTTTATACCGTATTTTGTTAAAGCAAAGTAGGTGGGAAACGTAGGCGATGCCATCTACTCATAGTAGTCTCACTTGGATAATCTTCAAATCCGAGTGTTTCGGGCGTGATCCATCCATTTGCTACACCAATTATGATTTCTCTTTCGTAATGCAAGTACGGCAAAAACTCTTTCGTTAATTCTCTATGTATCGTGTGACATTGTGTACATCGCATACGTCTTATCTTGATTATACGCTTATTACCTTCTTTTCCTTTCACTATTCTATGTACATGATCGTAGTATTTTAATTCTCCCGAACATACCGGGCATGATATTTCGCCTTTGTATATCATTATTTCCACTCCTTTCCAGTATATCCATATAATGGTATTCGAAAGCGTTTTTATGATTCAATAGTGAAATACTGGTAAAGCTGGAAATAAGTGGAAATTTAAAAAGAGTACTCAACATATAGTTAAATACTCAATTAATATACATTATCATGTGGGGTGTATGGTTTCCTATTATTGAATGTTACACATGCATCGTTTGCGCTTGCGACAGAAATGCATTTTAGCAGCGTATCTACCGTCTGGATCTCTCCCGGTTCCAGGAATACTTGAGAACCTCCCATAGAAGCTGCATACTCGGAAGTTGACACTTCATCATCAAGTGATATGGTTCCGTTTTCTAATGCATCAAAGATTAACAACATTGTCATGATCTTTGTAACACTTGCCGGTGGCCGTGCAGTATCTGCATCTTTTTCAAATAAAACCGTTCCCGTAGACATTTCCATAAGAATACCAGACGGCGCACTTATTTCTACTTCTTCCGCGTGGACTACAGTTGTTGGTAATGCAATCCTATATAGCAGAAAAACACTCAGCAGAATCACTGTAAAACCTTTCTTCATCTGCAATTCCCCCATGGACTATTCTTTTACCAGTATAGTAGATGTGAAGCGGAAATATGTCTGGAGAGAATTGACTTTTCAATTTTACAGGCGTATATTAGAAGTACTGTCCATTTTCTGTGATTTCAGAAAGATGGAATCTAATATTAGGAGGTCACTATGAGCTCACGCACTTATTACGATATCTTAGGTGTATCCAGAGATGCGACTCTGGAAGAAATTACTTCAGCGAAAAATGCATTGGCTAAGGTCTACCATCCGGATGCCAATATGCATAAAGATATAGATACAACTGCTTTTATGCAGGAGATTCTGGAAGCCTACCGGGTTCTTTCCAATCCGGCGAAAAGAAAAGCTTATAATCTAGAAATTTTTGGAGTTACAGACCGTGTTTTTAAGACATTTAAACTCACACCGGAAGACGAGAAAGAATCCGTTTCTTTCGTGACTTACTGGAATGCCGCAGTGCAGCTCCAGGATATCATTGATCAAAGTGTTCATGTAATGGAACGTGCTTCCAGGACAAAGACACTCTCTCAAAAATTAATGAAAAAGCTTGGGAAAAATGATCCGGATGAGATGCACCGCGAACGCCAGCTCAGCCGCCTTTCCATGCAGGCAATGCGTCAGATTGCCACATTGAAAATAGCAGGAATTCCAAGTGAATACTGGAATATAGATGCCATGAACTGGGTACTGGTCCGTTGGGGACAAAAACAGGATACGGATTTCCGAAGCATGTTTAAACGATATGATATCTACGTGGAGAAACACTATTCCGTTTCTGAGAAGAAAAAAATACATGCATATAAACGTCAGTTTCACCACAATTTGAAAAAGCTTCTCTCCTATGCATTAGATGCGTAAGAAGCAGGAAAAATATTTTCAGTATATGTAACTGTTCAGAGCCAAGCAAAATTTCAAAAAACAGGTATAAAATGCTTGCATTTTTAGAACTGTTTTTGAAATTTTATTTGGCGGATACGCCACACCTCCAAAATGCATAGCATTTTGGAGGTTGGCTCTGAACAGTTACAAGTATATTTAGTATTGGAAGAAATGTGAGGTACATCATGAAAATAAGAGTAGCATTTGTATGTTGGGGAAATATTTGCAGATCAACTTTAAGCGAAAGCGTGTTTACCTATAAGGTAAAAGAAAAAGGATTGAGTGATCAGTTTGTAATAGACAGCTTTGCGACAAGCACAGAAGAAATCGGAAATCCACCGCATAAAGGTACGGTAAATAAACTAAAAGAAGTTGGAATTCCTTTAGTACCACATAGAGCAAAACAGATTTCATTTTCCGATTATGATAATTTCGATTATATCGTAGGCATGGATTCAATTAATATAAAATATCTTAACCGCATGCTTAAAGGTGATCCGGATGGTAAAGTTTCTAAACTTTTAGATTACACATCACGTAAAGGTGCTGATATTGCGGATCCTTGGTATACTGGGAATTTTGATGCAACTTATAGAGACGTAAATGAAGGATGCGATGGCTTATTAGCGTATATATTAGAGCAAAAATGA